TTACATATATAATCCCCACATTCCATATTTCTCACCAAAAATGCCAAAAATGCAACTAGGTATAAAGTACTAGTATAAAATACGTAGAGCCAAACAGCCTATAAATAAAGGGATTCTGTTGATTAAGGATGCAAGAATGAGTATTTATACTCTCTTGATTTATTAAAAAAAAAGCCGTAACTTTGCTTAGTCTCAATAAGGCGGTTCTCTTAGGGACACCGCCAATCGTCAAAGAGATAATGGGACACGCAAATTAGCCGTATGAGCGGTGCGTTGTATCTATACTGTATATGGTATGATTTCAATAATCTGTTTACTTATTATCGTTATCTTTGTCTCTGTAATTAACAGATTGACAGACTATTACAATCGTGAGAGCGAAGAAGAGCAAGACAGCTAAATACTACGAGGACAATCCAGAGGCTGCTGAGAAGCGGAGACGTTGGCAGCGTAAGGAGAATAAGAAGAAGTCCAAGCGTGAGTATCGTGCGTTCCTAGTTAAGAAGAACAGGGATGCGGGTACTTATGGGAACGGTGATGGTCGCGACTACGACCACACCGAGAAGAAGTTTATGTCTGCGAAGAAGAACAGGAGTAAGAAATGATAGTAAAGAAAGGCAATAAGTATGCTGTGGTCTCCAAATCTGGTAAACAGATGGGGGAGTACGATAGTAAGGCTGAAGCTACTAAACGATTAAAACAGATAGAGTACTTTAAGATGAAGGCAAAAAAGAAAACAGCTTCCTATAAAGGTGGTGGCAAGGTAACCAAGGAGATGGTTGACAAGATGGACAGCAAGATGCGTAATGAGCAGAATGCTACAGCCACACAGCTTTCTAAAGAACTGAAGCAGGGGTATAAGATGGTTGATGGCTTCCCACGTCCACTTACTGCTGCACAGAAAAAGGATAACAAGCAGGAGCTGGCACGTACACAGGAGAAGCTAAATAAGCCAACCAGCTATAAGTACGTAGGTACTAAGGTTCCTTCATACGGTAAAGGCGGTAAGATGATGAAGTACTTGAAAGGTGGACAAGTGAAGCTTGACGCTAACAAGGACGGAGAGATTACTGGTGCTGACTTTATGATGCTCCGTAAAAAATAATGAAAGCACAGCGTAAAAAAGTAATGGTTAAGGCACCTGACGGTTATCATTGGATGACCGAAGGGGGCCGTCATTACCTTATGCCTCACGAGGGGAAGTTTGTTCCCCATAAGAATGCTTCACTAGAAGCAGCCTTTAAGGTTAAGAGTAAGCACGGTTAAGCGGGTATATTAATCTGTTCCTGCCCCTCTATCTTCCTATAGTATTTTTGTACTAGTAGCCTTGCCTTTTGGGTCAAGGCGTACCGTACCTTGTATTTCCACTTACTCTCATTAAAGATGGCTTCCTCGTAAGTAGTGGGAGACAGTCTATCGTAATACTTATAGATGTAGTCCTTACGCTGTAGTGGATACATTAGTCGTTGGGCAAGCTTTATTCTATTGTAGAAGTATGCTTCAGAGATGTGGTCCATAGTAAAGAACTCATAGTCATATATAAACAGCATAAAGTTGAGTTCTGATTCGCTAACGTCATAGTTTCCTACGATATCTCTAGTTGCTAAGCGTAAATACTTAAGGTAGCCTTTGTTTAGCCACAGCTCTTTACGCATCTTGAAATCACGAAACTTACCCTTTTGTGGTCGCTTCTTCATTTTTATTAAATTTGCATAGAATACAAAGATACTCAAATGGCGACTCTTTCAGGAAATAAGGTTAAAGACACCTATCAGTCTTTATTGAAATTAGAATCTAATGGTGCTACCTCTACACTAAAGTCTGTTGAAGACGGTGCTGGCGTAGCTACAGCTTTAAAAATATCTACTGACGCTGTTGGTGTGGACGCATTGTCGTTCTCTACAGCTCCAGCTGCTGGTACAAATGAGCTTAAAGTACTAATGTTGGATTCAAGCAACAACGTCATTCAGCGTGACCTTAACTTTGTTGCTGTTGATGGAGCTACCGCTGCCTTTGTAGACAGCGCCAACGCAGTAAACTTTGCTGTACCCACGAGCGCTGGTAACATTCTATTCGAGGCTGGTGATAATATGACCATCACCTACGACACGAATACTGTTACGTTTAACTCTACAGACGTTAGTCCTATGGAAGAGACGTTTGTAGGATGTGTTAATGCTGATGTATTACCTCCAGACACAGGAGATATTTTGGTTGTTGCGTTTACTGACCCAGACAACGCTACGGAATCAACAAGTTTCCACTTTGGTAACTCTCCAGCAAAATTTGAGTTGGACTCTGTTGCAGGTGAGTACATTGAGAACGTATCTAACAGTAGCATTGCGCTTTACATTGATATGTCAGCAAGTACTGAGGTTACTAACCCTAATGCAAATATTACGTATATTCTGCAAAAGTGGGATACGGCAAGCTGGAATACGGTTAAGTCTTACACTAGATTTAAATCTGGTACAGGACTACAGATTGATTCTTTCTGGGGATTGTTTATGTTAGACGCTGGAGAAAGAGTTAGAATTGCTGTGTCAAGTACTACAGGAAACGTAGCGCTAAAGATTAACAGTCAGTTTATCTTTACAGCTAAAGAACTAGGAAATATTTTATAATGACTGAAAGACAAAAGGACTGCATACTAGAAGTCCAAGAACTACTTATCGCTATTAACGAGACCGTTAAAAAGCACGGACTTGAGGATGAATTCCTAGCGTGTCTTGCTGTAGGGTTCTTAGACTTAGAAACGTCATACACAGACGAAGATGGCCACGAGCGTGCTTCTATGAGCCTGCTCTCTACATTCTCTGTAGCTGACGAGGAAGAGCTTGACGATATGATGTCATACTGCGTAGAGGCTTACCGTATGCAGGCAGAAGAAGAGGAAAAACCAGAAGATACCTCTAAAATAAACTACTGGTTAAACTTTGGAAAAAGAGACGGAGATATAAACTAACCTCCACTTAATTAAATTAAAATGATTAGGAAAATTATTATCGGGCGTGACCCGAAAGATGCTATGGCATACTATGTCGGTATGCGTGCAGGTTCTGGAAAAGTAAGCGCAATCGTTTTAGATGAAGCGCATTTACACAAGTATAGTAAAAAACGGTATCTGATTTATATCGAAAACGAAGACGGTACAATGCTATGGAAGGCTATCGATGATATGCCTTGTATCCTTGAGTATGACCTAAACTTTGATTGATATGAAAACACTAAGACACTTTTTAGTCAGAATACCCAAAAAATTCAAGGATGAAATAAAGTTGTCCGATGAGACAACTTTAAAGCTTGTAACCAAGTTTAACGAGTTTCAACATCGTTTTAATTATGCGGAAATTGTTAGCTGCCCTGTAAATTGCCCAATAGGTAGTTGCGAGGGAGGCACTTTATATTTTCACCACCACGTAGTAATGGAACAAGCTTATGATATCGGAGAAGGCCTTTACCTTGTTAATTACGACCCACTCGGAGGATATGGAAACCATAGTATTGCAATCGAAGATAAAGATGGTGATATTACTATGCTTGGTGATTGGTGTTTCGTATTACCCCCAGATAAACCGAAAGAGGAAACAAGTGCTTCTGGCATTGTTCTTAGCCTCGCAAAAGAACCTGAACTGGAAGGACAACTACTCACAATACCCTCAGATTCAGAATGGATTGGAGCGAAGCCTGGTGATATGGTGGGTTACACAAAAAATTCTGAATACGAAATGGAGCTTAAAGACGGTACTAAGGTCTATCGTATGAGAACAACAGAGCTAGTCTATGTCAAGGAAGAAGAGCTTTAACACAGTAGAAGCGTCAACAAGGCTGTTGGCCTCTATGGAGATTGCCATCAATAATATGATTGATGAGATTAGAAAGCCTGTCGATGGGGAGCTGTCTGGCTCACAGCGCAAGGCTGAACTACAGAGTATTAAACAAACAGCAACAGATGCAAAAGAACTCCTTATCGAATACCAACGACTCGAACAAATGGTTAGAGAACTTAAAGAAACAGGAGGAATTGAAGAAGAGCAAGACTACTCTGGAGGATTCGCAGAACGGTTCTCCAAGTAGTCAAGTCTTCTTGTACTGGGATTTTTAGTAACTTGCCCAGTACATTGCGTGGGAGTGGACGGCACTTATATCACAGTTTTCCAAGACGCACGATTGAGATGCCACACTCTTGCTCGATGAACAAGAAGCCAGCCCCCACAAAGCAATAAGAATTAATAGCTTTTTCATAGGGCTGATGTTAATTTAATGTAAATATACACAAATTAAATGAAATGGCTGGACTTAAGAAGGTTGAGGGTTATGATGAATATGTTATCAACATATGTCCCAATGATACGTCTGGTGAGGTTATCGAAATCGGTGGGATTGACATTCAGCTTCCCAAAGCTCCGCCAGACAAAGAAATCCTCAACTATGGGAGTAAGCTGGATATGCAAATGTGGCAAAGACTTCCTGTGCCAGCAGAGTTGCAGAGGATTCGCTCTATGGATGAGTGGTACGAAATGCCATCCGATTTCAAGAAACGCTTTTCTCCATACATCGAGCAGGAGTTTAAGCGTAGGCGTGAGGGTGTTTGGTTCTTTAATAACGGTGAACGCATCTACATTACAGGGAGACACTATATGATGCTCCAGTGGAGTAAGATGGATATTGGATATGCGTCTTACCTAGAGTTTCAGAGAAGGCTGTTCATTCACTTTGCCGCCTGTGAAGCAGACCCACGTTGCATAGGGCAGATGTACACCAAGTGTAGACGTTCGGGATACACCAATATGGCTTCTGCCATACTTGTAGATGAGGGCACGCAAGTAAAAGACAAGCTTCTAGGTATACAGTCTAAGACGGGTAAAGACGCACAGGAAAACATCTTTATGAAGAAAGTGGTTCCTATGTTTAAGTCGTACCCATTCTTTTTCAAGCCCATACAGGACGGTACTACAAACCCACGTATGGAACTTGCTTTCCGTGAGCCATCAAAACGAATCACTAAAAAGAACAAGACCTCGAATAAGGGAGAGGCTCTTAATACAATTATTAACTGGAAGAACACCACGAACAACGCATATGATGGTGAGAAGCTCCACCTTATGTACCTCGATGAGGCTGGTAAGTGGGAGAGACCAACTGATATCCGTGAGGCGTGGCGCATTGAGCGTACCTGTCTTATTGTAGGTCGTAAGATTATCGGGAAGGCGCTAGTCGGCTCCACGGTAAACCCTATGGACAAGGGAGGTAATCAGTACAAGGAGCTTTGGCGTGATTCCAACCCAGACGATAGAAACGCCAATGGAAGGACGAAGACAGGCTTATATAGACTTTTTATTCCTGCATACGAAGCGCTTGAAGGGTTCTTCGATAAGTATGGAAACCCTGTTGTTGAAGACCCTGAAGCGCCTGTTGAGACGATTGATGGGGACTACGTAGATATCGGTGCACGCACCTATCTTAAGAATGAGCGTGATGCGCTAAAGCACGATGCTAGGGAGCTTAACGAATTTATTCGTCAGTTCCCATTTACGGTGGATGAGGCGATGCGAGACAGCATTGAAGGCTCTACATTTAATATCGGAAAGATATACGAACAGATTCAGTACAACCAAGAGCTGTATCCTAATCCAGTTGTGCAAGGAAACTTTAGCTGGAAGGGCGGTGTATCCGATAGTGAGGTTGTATTTAGTCCAGACAAGAATGGTAGATGGCGTGTATCTTGGATGCCTAAGCCAGAGATGCGTAATAAGTACGTAATTAAGTACAATAAAAAACACCCAGCCAACGACCATATAGGTGTTGGCGGTGTCGATAGTTATGATTTGGATTCCACGACTGATAATCGGGGCTCTAAGGGCGCTTGTCATCTATATAACAAGTTTAATATGTCAGCACCTTCAAATATGTTTGTCGCTGAGTATGCGTCTCGTCCGCCCCTTGCGAAAATATTTTATGAAGACATCTTAATGGCAGCGGTATTCTACGGATACCCGCTGCTCATAGAAAACAACAAGTATGGTATTGTAAGGCATTTTGAGGCTCGTGGATACGAAGAATATGTAATGAAACGTCCAGACCATTTAAAGTCTCCTAATGCATCCTCAAATGTTAAAACAAGAGGTATACCTTCTAACTCTGTCGATGTAATACAAGCCCACGCCCACGCCATTGAAGCCTATGTTGAGGAACACGTAGGCATTAACAATGAAACTGGCGAAATGGGTAAGATGTATTTTGACAGAACCCTTGAGGATTGGATTGGGTACAAGATAGATAACCGTACTAAATATGACCTTACTATTAGTTCTGGATTGGCGTTATTGGGCGCTCAAAAATTCAAAGAGGAAAACAAAGAATCCAGCTTTGATGACAAACGTTTTTTCCGTAGATACACACAGGAGATAAGACGTTGAAACGCAGTGCTTTAATTTTGTATCTTTGCGAGGAAGTATTCTGCGAAAGGCTATGTACAATAACGATAATGACAAGGGAAAATACGGTAATTTCCCAGACCCATTTGCACACTATTCTAAGAAGATATCCAAGGGATATGGACTTAAGTATGCAAAAGCTGTAGAGAAGCAATGGGGTAACTCTGATGACGAAAGAAGTTTATTCAGAAGAAGACTAAAAGACTTTGAGACCAATCGTGATTATGCGAATGGTACACAAGACACATCTATATACAAACAGATTCTAAACTCTTTAGACCCAAACAACGGGGACGGTACGTTGCTAAACCTTGATTGGTCTCCAGTGCCTATCGTCCCCAAGTTTGTTAAGATTGTTGTAAATAACATTCTTTCAAGAAAACCCTATCCAAATGTACGTGCCTTAGACCCACTTTCGCAGAGTGAAAAGGACGATGAGCGTGCTAAAAAGATGTTCCAGGTTAAGAACAGAGAACTTATCGCTCAGTTGCAACAACAAGGAGTAGATACTGGTATTGATGTAAACAACATTCCAGAAACTCCAGAAGAAGCAGAAATCTTTATGGATACCAACATCAAGACAGCAGCAGAGATTGCTGCACAGGTTGGTACCAACATTACGCTAGAGTGGAACGACTTCGACCAGCGTGTATATCGCAGAGCTGTCAATGACCTAGTAACTTGTGGTATGGGCGTTATTAAAAGAAATAACGACCCTAACTATGGAATTACAGAAGAGTACATCGACCCAGCATACTTCTTCCATAGCTACACCGAGGACCCTACATTTAGCGACCTAATCTATGCAGGACACATCAAGAAGATTAGCATTTCAGAACTTAAGCGTATTGCTCGTGATGAGCTTACAGAAGAGGACTATGCTAAGATTGCTCAACAAGTAAAAAACAAATATCAGAACAGAGCTGATAAGCTCTCCTACAAATACTACGATGAAACATTAGACCGTACAACGTATGGATACGATGAATTTATCGTAGAGATTATGGACTTTGAATTTATCTCTACAGACGATATGATGTTTGAAGAGAAAGGCTCTAAGTTTGGTAATGTAGGATTCTACTACAAAGGGTTTGAGTACACACCTCCTAAGGAGTCTGTGTACGATAGAAAGCCTATGAATATGAACATCCAAACTGTGTTTGGAGGTAGTTACATTGTGGGTACGGATTATATGTTTGACTATGGTCAGAAGCGTAATGTACCTAAGAATGTACACGATTTAACTAGAGCTAGACTGTCTTACTCTGTGGTGGCTACTAACCTACGCAGAATGATGCCTAAGTCTCTTGTAGGCTCTGTAATCGGATTTGCTGACCAGTTGCAGCTCTCACACCTTAAACTACAGCAGGCTATCGCTAAGGCAAAGCCAGATGGCTTGATTGTAGATATCGAAGGACTTGAAAATGTACAATTAGGGAGAGGCGGAGAACTACAGCCGCTAGACATCCAAGACATCTATGAACAAACAGGTGTATTCTACTATCGCTCAAAGAATCCAGAAGGTGGATTCCAAAACCCTCCAGTTAGGTCTCTGGACAATAGCATTAGGAATATCAATGAGCTTATCAGTATATATAACCATAATCTCCGTCTTATCCGTGATACAACAGGTATTAATGAGGTAATGGATGGAACATCTCCTAAGGGAGAGCAATTGGTTGGTGTGCGTCAGCAAGCTATCGCAGCTGGTAATAATGCTATTTATGACATCACAAACTCAGCTATCTATTTATATAGCAGAGTGTGCGAAGATGTTGTTAAGTGTCTACAGATTCTACCTAAGAAGTCTGTTCTATTTCAAGCTTACGAGCGTGCAATAGGTAAGACGAATATGGAGGTACTGTCTTCATTTGGAGACTTGCCGATGTACAACTTTGGCGTTAAGATTCAGACTGAAATGGATGAGACTGAAAAGTCTTACTTAGAGCAGAATATTCAGATTGCATTGGCTCAGAAAGAGATTGACTTAGAAGACGCTATTTCTATTAGACAGCTTAAGGACATCGACCAAGCTGAGCGCTTACTTATCGTAAGACGCAAAAAGCGTATGCGTATGCAGCAGCAGATAGCTCAGCAGAACTCTCAGATGCAGGCTCAGATGAATCAGGCTACAACGCAAGCGGCAACGCAAGGTAAAATGCAGGAGATTCAGATGCAGAGTCAAGCTAAGATTGCCGAGATTCAAGCAGATGCCCAAGCTAAGGCACAGCTTCTACAATTAGAGTACCAGCTCAAAGGTCAGATTGAGTCACAAAAGACTCAGATGACCGCAGGTATGAAAGAACAAGATATGGCTTTCAGAAAAGACATAGAAGACCAAAGAGAAAAAGCAAAAGACGATAGGGTAAAAAAGCAAGCAGTAGAACAGAGCAAGTTATTGTCTCAACGCCAAGGAAAGCGTGACGAACTGCAAGATGAAGGTGGCAACCTTCTGGATATGCTAACGTCTTAATAACCAACGATTTAGTATCTTTGTAATATGGCAAATACGGTAAACTTAGACATAGCATCAAGAGTAGACATTACTTGTAGAAAGGGTGATACATTCTCTTTGGAACTTACATTTAAAGACGAGGACGGTAACCCAATTGATATATCTGTAGGATATAACTGGTTGATGCAAGTCCGTGATTCGGACACTGCGGAAACCACTCTCATTAGCGGAGATTCTACAAATGTCAGCGATGATGGATTTGCATTTACTGGAAATAGTGATGGTGTCTTAGTTGTTACATCTCCATCTTCAGTAACCTCTTTAGTTGATGGTGGTCTTTACGTTTACGATTTACAGTCTGTACAAGGAACAAACGTTGTTACTTGGATTTACGGAATATTTAAAGTAAACGAAGACATCAGTGAGTAATAAAGTAGAGATAAAGCAGATTGGTGCAAACCAAATCATTCTTAAAAAGCCCACCAGAAGTTCTATTAGTCTTTCTGCATTTAAAGGGGGTACAGATTCAGCATTTATATATACCCAGTCTGAACCCTCAGCGGTTTGGGAAATAACTCACGGGCTGACCAAAAAGCCTTCGGTTACCATTATAGATTCAGAAGGATATGAGATAGAAGCTGACATCCAACACATTTCAGATAACTCAGTAATTATAACATTCAGTGAGCCTATCACAGGGAGCGTTCACTTCAACTAATATATCAGATGGCAAAGAAGTTCTACACCGACATAAATCTTTTAAGGAATGAGCTACAAAATGCCGCTATTCAAAACTTAGCGGAAGCTCCAGAAAACCCAGTACTAGGTCAGATATACTTCGATACTACTGATAACGAAGTGTACGTCTGTGCGAATACAGAAGGTCCTGTATGGGAGAGTATGGGTGGTGACGTTGAAGAAGTCATTGCTGGTCTAGGTCTTGTTGGAGGCGGTGATGATAACAGCGTTACTCTAGATATTGGTGAAGGGACTGGTATTACTGTCAATGACGATGACATTCAGATTAAAAATGCTGAAAACCTTACTGATAATACGGTAACAAAGTGGGATGCTACAAATGGTCAGCTAGTAGATACTATTATTACTGATACGGGGAACTATGTCGGTATTAATAACGATACACCAGAACATAAACTTGACGTTTCTGGTAATAGCAAGATAGATGGTGTTTTATTTTTAGAGAACTTTGGTAATGACGCAAAGATTAGTACATCTGGGACACTTATAGTTGAGCTTGACTCAGATACCGACACCGAAGATGCTTTTTTACAAGTAACTGGTAAGAATGCTAACCCAGCTCTTGTTGTTAGAGAAGATGCTAAGGTTGGTATTGGGCTTAACCCATTTGAAAGTCTTCATATTTACCAACAGACTCCAAACATAAAAATTCAGAACTCAACAAACAACGGTGAGTTTTTTGGTATTGAGTTTGGAACTTTTAACTCTGGTCTTGCTAGCGGGCTGTTTGTTGGCTCTATCAAGATTGAATCCCAAACTAAAGAGCTAAGAACATTTTTAGATACAGACTATTTCCAAACATTCTACACGAATGGTACGGAAGCAATGCGTATCAGTACTGACGGATATGTAGGTATCGGAACAACAGCCCCAGAAAAAGAACTTCACATTGATGGCGAGCTAAAAGTTACTGGAAAGTCTGGATTTGGCGGAACGCTATTTTACGGTGCTGACCCAGACACAGCCTACGACCCTAGAGGAATTGTGCTTCACAACAATGATTTTGTGGGTATAAAAATGACCACTGGTGGAACTGGGCAGGGTCAGACTCAAGGAGCTAATATAGGTTTAAATTATGGAGGAAGCCTTTTGTTTAACATTTGGACTGGAGACTATAGTTTTGGTATTGGCGGATTTTCAAGATTTCAAATAAAACTAGATAACACGATTACAATGGGCCCAGGCGGTGCCCAACGTGTTAAAGTTACCACTAGAGGTGATTTAATTGTAGAAGACAATATTGGTGTCAATACAACAACTCCTGCTTACCCACTTGATGTAAATGGCGATAACATTAGAGTTGGGCAAACCGTTATTGGTATTGGCGGTTCAGCAAGTTCGGGTACTATTGCTATTGGTAAAGATGCAGTAACTGCACATACAGGGGCTTATGACGTTATGGGGATTGGTAACAATGCTGTTGAGAATGGCCTTGGTGATGCCCTTATGGGTATTGGGCACGGTGCATTGCAATATTCTGTTGATGCCACATATTCTCTAGGTGTTGGTGAGGCAGCAGGGGCACGAGACCAAGGTACACAAAATACATTTGTTGGACACTTTGCAGGCCCCTATGACACAGACTTGACAGGTTCTTACAACACAATGGTAGGTACATTGTCTGGTTTCCAAATGAACGGGGGTGCAGAGCGCAACACCGCTTTAGGTACTAGTACATTATATTATTTAACTACAGGTTCTCGCAACACTATACTTGGTAATGCTACGGGCAATAATATTACAACTGGTAATAACAACACAATTATTGGTGTTAGGTCTGGTTTAGGTATTACTACAGGTAGTGACAACACAATTATTGGTGGTGAAGTTACTGGGTTAGACCCAGCGCTTAGTGGTCACGTTATTATCGCTGATGGCCAGAACAACAAGAGAATCATCTTTGATGACCAAGGAGCGCTACAGATTCCAGACCTAACTGAAGGTTACTTAAAGTCAGACGCAGACGGTAACATCACGGTTGATACAGACACTATTGAAGATACACTAGATACTGTTACTACTAGAGATAATGTAACCGCCAACTCTATAGAGGTAGGCGGTCAAGTAAGAGTAGATAGAACAGACGATACGTCTCAGTATGGATTGTTTGCTCAAGATTCTAATGGTGGTTATATACAGTACCATAGAAATGCAGCTGGTAGTCTTTATGAAAACTTTAGATTCATAGCGTCTAATAACGATGACTCTGTTGAGAGAATGCGTATAGACACTACTGGTAATGTAGGTATTGGAACCGCTTCCCCTTCTAATAAGCTACACGTTGTTGGTGACACTCGCATTGAAGGTAACCTTACAGTCAATGGTACATACACACAGATTGATACTGATACACAGACTACAGAGCAGTGGAACGTAACCAATGATGGTACTGGCCCAGCTGTAACTATCAATCAGACTGGGGCGCAGGACATTATGGATGTCCAAGACGATGGTACTAGTGTGTTCTACATTGAAGACGGTGGTAATGTTGGTATCGGCACTACCAGTCCAAATGAAAAGCTGTCTGTTAATGGTAACATTGAGTCATTAGATACTTTCGTATTAAACTATGGAAACAATGGCATAAAATGGCAGCAGCTGTTTGATGGAGCTAATAGCTGGAACCTTAGATACTTTAATGGTTCTTGGAGTTCCGCAGCAATGACTGTAACAGACACAGGCAACGTAGGTATCGGGACAACTAGTCCAGCTCGCAAATTAGATATTGCTGGCGATATGAGAATCGCTAGTAAAATATTTGGTACTGCCACAACTCATACCTATTATGAAATTGCTAATGCACATTATGACCACGTTTTTCATACTAGAACTGATTCTGGTGCTTCTTTAGAAAGATTTAGAATAACTGGTAATGCTGTAAATAGTACAGCGTATTTTTCAAATACAAATGTTGGTATCGGTACAACTACATTTGACTCTAAACTTAGAGTAGAATTAAATACTGGTAGCGGTCAATTAGCTGGTTTAAGAGTCGGATATGGGCTTACAAGTCAAAACTACTATGACGCAAATGAGCATTTTATTAGAAATGGGGCTGGTGATAATCCAGCACATATGTATATTGGCTCATC